ATCTATATTCCACTACGTTTAGAAAATACTGGCGCAATCAAAGGTCTGAGCAAATAATAGGAGATTATAATGGCAATTGCGGCACTATCAAACTTTACGGTACCACTAGCTTCGGATCAAAGCGCAAGTTCACAGGGCATGTTGATGCCCAAGTTGAAATATCGTTTTAGAATTTCATTTGAAAACTTCGGAGTAAGTACACCAACAACAGAATTGACCAAACAGGTTGCAGAAGCGGCTCGTCCAAAAGTTGAATTTGAAAATCAAACCATTGACATTTACAACAGCAAAGTATACTTTGCCGGTAAACCCAAGTGGAGTCCAATCGCAATCAAATTGCGTGACGATGTAACCAATGCTGTTAGCAAATTGGTTGGTGAACAGAATCAGAAACAGTTTGACTTCTTTGAACAGAGTTCAGCGGCTTCAGCTGGTGATTACAAGTTTACCATGCGTATTGAAATCCTAGACGGTGGCAACGGCACCAGCACTCCTAACGTTCTTGAAACTTGGATCTGTTATGGTTGCTATATCCAGAGCACCAACTGGAACGATTTGAAGTATAGCGAGCAAGGTCCAGTATTGATTGATTTGAGCATTCAATTTGACAATGCTGTACAAGCACCAAGCGAATTGGCTATCGGTAGTCCAACATCAGTTCAGACTAATCGCGGCAATAACACCAACGCATTGGGCGGTTAATATTTAATAAGCCTACGAAAGTAGGCTTTTTAATGGTTGCTCATTAACTACGTACTTTATATATTAAATAAATAATAGTATGTCCTTCACCTCTAACCCCAATTTAAAACATGATCCTGCACTTAATTTCCGAGATCAGCGCCATGCCAGTAGGCTGTTTACAGCAGATCAGTTTAGGCTTGCACCCAAACAAAATTTCCTATTTCATGTGGCATTTGGCATCAACAAGGCGGCACTGATAAATTCAGAACTGGTACAGCGATACGGCAATGAAATTAACATGCTGGTGAAGAGTGCAGACTTACCAAACATCACACTAAAAGTAGATACTGTGCATCAGTACAACAGAAAAAAGAATGTGCAATACATAAGTGAATTTACAGATTTGAGTATCAAGTTCCATGACGACAATATGGGATTGATTAATCATCTTTGGCAAAATTACTACACTTACTATTATGCAGATCCGAGATCTGCCACAGTCAATGGATCATACACTAGAAATGCTACAAAAAACAGTAATTTTATTCCAACAGCATACGGCTTGGATAATAAAAGCACACGACCATTCTTTGATTACATAAAAATATATCAAATGGCTCGCCATGAATATGTTGAATATTTTTTGCATAATCCAATCATTACCAACTGGAATCACAACAAACTGGATTACAGTCAGGGTAATACTCCGCATGATTTTGATATGAAAATAAAATACGAAGCAGTGAGCTATAGTCAAGGCAGTGTTAACGCTCAAAACGATGCTCCTGAAGGATTTGGCCAAACACATTATGATTTCACGCCCAGTCCGCTAAGTGGCATCAATCCTGATCCCAGTACAATAAGTCCCAGCTTTGTAGCGGCATTGGATATTGAAACTATTGCTCCTGGAATTATTAACAATGTGATAAAGCAAATCAATACAGCACAGAACACAAAACAATCTTCAGCACCGCCATCAGCTAATCTAACAACTTCAGCCAATACTCAAAGCACTGGCGGATTGCAAGGATATGCATTTCCGCAAAGTAGTAATACAAACAAGGCCACATAATGATGATTAATAACTTACCTAATACTACTAACGGTCCAGTTGCAGTCAAACAGTTTTTTGACAATTATTTTACAGGGACCGTTACATTTCCTGCAAATCAGATTGATGCCACCACTGCATTCTTTACCAAACGAGGATTTGATAAAGTCAGCGCCGCAAGCACTGCAATTATTTTACTTAACCAAGCCAAAGCAGAAAGTGTCAGTGTGTTCACATTGTTAGACAAGTTTAAAAGTCTTACCGATGTACAACTCAATCAAATTATTGTACAAGTGTTGAACGCATACAGAGAAAAAACCAGTTTACTAGGTTATAGAACTGCCATGCAAACTGATACATTTGAAGCTCGTAATATTTTAGTGTAATGGCCAGCAAATTTGCACGTGGTAAGTTTACCATGACAACTCCTGAAAAATATGTAGGTACCAAGATGCCCACATATCGCAGTAGTTGGGAACTCACATTCATGAGATTCTGCGATACAAATCCCAGTATCTTAAAATGGGCCAGCGAAGCAATACAAATTCCCTACAAAGATCCCTTGACTGGCAAGAGCACAGTGTATGTGCCTGATTTTTTTATACAGTACGTGGACAAGCAAGGACGCATGCTGACAGAACTGATAGAAATAAAACCCAGCAGTCAGCAGATACTGGAGCGGGTGGGCAAGAACAAATTCAATCAAATGCAGTTTGTCAAGAATCAAGCCAAATGGGCTGCCGCTGGTGCCTGGTGCAAACAGCAAGGATTGCGATTCAGAATACTGAATGAAAATGATATATTCCATGTTTGATCTGGATAAGTAATTGTATGACTAAAAAACTAGAGGAAGTGTTGAATCTTCCAGAAAACAAAAAGATCATCAAGGACGAAGAAAAGCGTCAAGTAAAAGCTGAAGTTGCACAGCCATTTCTTCGTGATATGCAAGAGTTTGATAAAATATCAGCCGCACTACCGCAAGTCAAAGGCTTGGGCGATTTGGGCGATAGCGAACTGGATGCCTTGGCACAAAAAGCTCAGGACGCTTATGAAGACATAATGGATCTTGGTATGAATGTGGAAGCCAGATACAGCGGCAGATTGTTTGAAGTGGCTGCCAGCATGCTGGGTCATGCTATACAAGCCAAAACTGCCAAACTGGATAAGAAATTAAAAATGGTTGATTTACAGCTGAAAAAGCAGAAAATTGACCAAGACGCTATGGGCATCGACGACAGTGTGACACTTCAGGGCGAAGGTGTAATTGTTACAGATCGCAATAGCCTATTAGAAAAATTAAAGAATTTAAAATAAATACATGACTAGGATCCTAACATGAAATCATTTACCGAATACTTAACAGAGAGTAAAAAAGTTTACCAATTCAAGGTAAAAATTGCTGGCGAACACCCCAACAATGCAGTTGAACAACTTAAAGGGTCTTTGGACCAATTCCATGTTAGTAGCGTTAGCAAAGGCGGCACTACACCAATTCAAGAACGTCACAGTGAATTTCCAGAGCATGCTAACATCGGTATGACCATTTATGACGTGACTACAGATTATCCAGCAACTGCCATGCAAATTCGTGATATGGTTGCAACTGGACTAGGTATTACACACAGCCACGTGGTTGTGCGTAACATGGCAGAAGAACGTGAATACGAAATTAATCACGAACATGATGATCGCACACATACTGCCTTAGTGGGTACAACACAATCACCTAGCAATCATGGCGACATGATCAACGACACATACAAATATAATTTGCTTAAAGAACTAGGCAAAGAAAAACATTCCATGACGCAGGTCAAAGGATTTAATGACCAAATTTTAGCCAAGAGTGCTCCGGGGCCGGCTAAAGAATATGGCAAGAACAAAACAACAACTAAAAAATCTGGGACTATAAGTGCTATTGGCACCAAACAGAATAAAATCCCTGATCCAATGAAGGGAGCAAAATAATGCAGTTATACGATTTGATAGCAAAATTAAAAACAATTGAAGAAGATACTGCTAGTATCGGCGGAACTACAGTTCAGGATCCAAGAAATCCAGATATGATTACTTGGACCGATCTATTACAAAAGGGAATGTCCAACCAGATGATTCAAGCCAAATACCCAGGTTTAGATCCTAAACAAGGTTTAGTTTCTATTTGGCGACTACAGCAACAAGTTAATAAAACATATCCAGATATTAAATTTCGTCGTACCGACGGGAGTGTGGGGTTTGATGGCCGCAATGGTCCAGATACGATTGCACAATTTGAAAAAGCTCTCAAGTACGAAGAGATGAAAAAACAACAAGCCGGCGACACGCTGGCCGCACAAACTCCAGACAATTATAATAGCGGCTATAATTTAGTTGACAACTTAAAAAAATGGGTAAGTGCAAATGTCATTGCTCCAATAACTGGTGCTAGCGATGCATATAATGATGCGTCTAGGCGTGTTCCACACCCGCAGACTGCCAATAATTCACCTATGGAAAGTATTCATAGTTTAGCAGAAAAAATGCGTAGATTAGATGAAGGTTTGGAAATTATGCCTATGATGCCAGGACATTCAGACCATCAACCCGACAATGTGTCCATGAGTATCAATGTCAACGGTCAAGGCGAAGGCGGCATCCGTAGCATTATGAATATTCTACGCGACATAGAAGGCAATAACAGTCACGGCGCACCAAGTCACGAACATGATCCAAAAGAGCCGCTAATTGGCGACATGGTAAAAGACATGCACGATGATATTGATAATGATAACGGCGAAGAAAGTCCACTATCAGATGCTCCAGAAGAAGAAATGGAAGAAGGTAACGAGAATGACGATGCAGAAATATGGGCAAATAGTGCTCACGGTGATGCGGGGCATCATACGCACGGAGTTGATGCAGTCACATTCAGCGGTGATGACATGAACAGCAAAGGTAAGATTAGTCCAGTAAGTCGCGCACCAGGTACCAACCCATTACGTGAACCAAGTAATTTTGATGAATCATTAGTTCGTAGATTGCAAGAGCACTACGAACAAATTAAAAACAATTAAGTTTCGTCGCAGTTAGCACTCTGTAACCAGTGCCAAATAGACCCTCCGGGGTCTATTTTTTTGATTAAATAAAGTATGGCCAAATCACTAGACGGCGTCTTAACCAAAAAGGCGCACAGCAAAGAAAAGTTCACGGAAGAACAAGTACAGCATTTGCTGGCATGTTCTGACCCTAAGAATGGGTATGCGCACTTTGCTAGAAACTTCTTTCACATACAGCATCCTGTCAAAGGCAAGATGATGTTCCAACCGTTTGAATATCAAGATAGACTACTGCAAAGTTATCACAATTTTAGATTCAACATAAACATGTTACCACGTCAAAGTGGCAAGACCACTTGTGCGTCAGCATACTTGCTTTGGTTTGCCATGTTCCATCCGGATCAGACCATTCTGGTGGCTGCACACAAGTACACAGGCTCGCAGGAAATTATGCAACGTATCCGATATGGATACGAACTTTGTGACGAACACATTCGTTGCGGAGTTGTAAGTTATAACAAAGGGAGTATAGACTTTGACAACGGATCAAGAATTGTATCAGCTACTACTACTGGTAACACCGGTCGTGGTATGTCCATATCCT